TGTCGCCGCCGGTGTGCAACCCGGTAAGGAACTCACGTCCTATCTGAAGATGACCGCCGACGCCGCCGCCGTGGCGGGGACCAGCCTCTCGGATATGGGCATGATCATCAATCAGGTCCGCACCGGGCAGGTCGCGTACACCGAGGACTTGCAGCAGCTCGCCGGCCGGGGCATCCCGATCTTCCAGTGGCTCGGCGAAGCGATGAAAGTGCCCGCCGCCGAGGTCAAGAAACTCGCCGCTGACGGCAAGATTTCGTCGGAGATCTTCGAAAAGGCGATCCGCGACAACATCGGTGGCGCGGCGCAGGCGATGGGGGGGTCGTTCTCCGGTTCGGTCGCGAACGCGCAGGCCGCGCTGGGCCGGTTCGGGGCGGCGCTATTAGCGCCGGCGTTCTCTCAGGCACCGGGCGGGGTCTCGGCGATCACTGATGCGTTAGACGGCCTAACAGCTTGGGTGAATAGCAACCAGTCGACGATCATCTCGTTCTGGGAGGGTATCGGCCAGGCGGCGATCACGACGGCGCAGATGACGTTAGGTGCGGTCGCTAACCTGACGTCGGCGTTCGGGAATCTTGTTGGTGGGATCGGCAACGTTCAGGGCGCGATGCTCAAGATTCAAGCCGCCGCCGCTGATTTCCGTGGCGACGACGACGAAGCCGCCCGGTTACGCGCAGAGTCCGAAGCCGCGTTCGGCTGGGGTGAAAGCCTCAAAGAGGCCGGCGACAAGATGATGTCGACGGCGCAAAGCATGGATCGCGGCAAGGAAAGCCTGCAGCAGTGGGGTGCGGCGGCACGGGCGAATCAAGAGGTTCTCTCAAGGCTCGGCGATAACACGTCGGAGTCGGCGGCGAAGATCCGAGACGCGTTCAACGAGTTGCCGAAAGACGTGCCGATCAACGTGTCCGCACCCGGCGGGCAGGCGACTTACGACCTGCTCAAGCAGATGGGTGTTGAGGTCACCACCAACAACGATAAGCAGATCACCGTCGCTGCGCCGCTAGCACCGGAGGTTCTTGCGACACTCGAATCGTTGGGCATCAAGGTCACGACGAATAACGACAAGACGATCACCGTCACCCAGGTCGGTGCTGAAGAAGCCGGCGAGCAGATCGACGCGGCGGCGAACAAGGAACGCACCGCCAGCATCAGTGTGATCGCCAGGTACGGCGCGGGGATTATCGACAACCCAGAGATTCAGCAGCAGTTCCGCGACGACTTCCGCACGGCGTTCGGCGCACCCGTTACTCCTCGCGCCGAGGGCGCGATCGTGCCGGGTGCCGAGAACGGTTTGCGGTTCATCGACAAACCGGATCAGGCCGACATTTACGACGGTGCCGGCGCGGGAACGATCTTCGCCGAAGAGGAAACCGGCGGCGAGGCGTACATTCCGCTGGCACCGGGCAAGCGGACACGCTCGACGGCGATCCTCGCCGAAGTCGCGCGTTTGTTCGGCCTGAACTTATCGGCACCGACCGGTTCGAGTGGGGCGAGTCTTTCCACCGGCGGCGGTTCGGGGGATCTGGTGTCAAGTTTGGCGACGGCGGTCACCGCGCCGATCGTTAATGCGTTAGACCAGATCCGTAACGCACTCTCGTCGTCGTCGTCACCCCGGTACAGCAGGAGCTCGCCGCTGGCGGTCGACGCCGGCTTCGATTCCGCGCTGCTGTCGATGGTCCCGTCGGGCACGTACTCGCAAACCCAGGCCGCCGACCTGACGCAGGGGTTGGCGGACTGTTCGAGTGCTGTCGAGGATCTCGTCAACATGATGGACGGGATGCCCACCGCAGGTCGGGAGATGGCGACAGGTAACGCCGCCGAATGGTTGATGAGCAGAGGCTTTATGCCTACCGACACCCCGATGCCGGGAACGTTCCAGGTCGGGTTCAACAACAGCCATATGGAAGCGACCCTGCCTGAGGGGACGGCGTTCAACTGGGGCGGTGCCGAATCAGCCGCAAGTGGTGGTGTCGCCGGCGCGACGGGTGCGTGGGCGTCAGGGTTCACCCAGCAGTTCTACCGCCCGGTCACCGGCGCGATGAACACGCTCGCCGAGACCAGTCAAGAACTGAACACCGCGCTTAGTAAGCGGATCACAGCCGAAACCGATCTGACGACCGTCGTCGCCGATCAAGCCGACGCGGTGAACACCGTGACCGCCGCCGCGACCGAAACGAGCACCACACCGCAGCAGGGTCAGGACTTCTCCTCCTTAGGGCAGTCGTTGTTCTCCGGTGTCCTCCAAGGCATCGGCTTAGACGGCAGCGTGTTCTCGAACCCGTTCGAGTGGGCCAACGCCAAATCCGGTATGGCGTTAGCTAACTGGGGTGGCGGGATCCTGCAAGGTTTGATGGGTGGCAGCGAAACCGAAGGCGGCGCACCCAGTGTCGATCTCGGCGGCGGCAGCCTCGGCTTACCTGGCTTGCCGAACATCGCGGACTTCATTAAGCCGCTACCGGACGGAACGATCACCCCGCAGCCGGACGCCCCGCATCAGGGCGGCGGGCAAGCACCGGGCCCGTCGGGTCCGTCGGTCGTCGTCAACGGCAACCTTGGGGTTAATCCGCGCGACTTCACCCAGCGCATCGACGCGCACCAGAACCAGGCTTATCGACGCAACATCAACGCAGTGAGGCCGTCGTGAGTCGCACCGATAAGTTTCGTTTCGATCTCTGGTCGCGCTTCGATACCGATCAGGAAGTCGTTCAAGGCATCGACGACTGGACCCGCCCCGACGGCACACCGATCTACGCCCCGGTGTCCGACCGGCATCCCGGCTGGCAGCGTTTCACGTCGTGGTACGACCTAGGTCCGTGGGGTAAGCAGCTACGCGGTAAGCACACGAAGATCGTTTACGTGTCCCCCGACGGGGAACGTCTCTGGAACCTTTCCGGCGACTGGGCCGGCAAAGAAGGTGTCGTTCTCGCCCCGAACTTTCAGGGCTCGATGCACATGCCGTTCGATCAACGCTATTCCGCTGGGGCGTATCAACTAGGCGAAGAGCTCGAGCGAACCGACTACCGCAAACGGGTGTTCAACCTTGGGGTGTTCGTCGGCCCGCACATCAACTACCTCAGCCGGCGCAGGTATCCCGATAACGAGTTCTCGTACCGGATGATCGAAGAGAAGTGGTGGGCCGACTGGCCGGAGCACCATAGGGCACCGGCCGGCTACTGGGGTGAGTTCACCCGCACGCACGGCTGGCGCTGGATACGTGTGCGTCAAGGCGAAGCGAACGATCAGGCGTTAGAGCTCGACCCGGTCGCGTACGGCAACAACAGTCAAGCGTGGGCGATGACGTTGCACGCGCAGTTCCCGTTCTACAGCAAGCGCCCGTACACGACCGTGTGGAAGAACGACGCGTCGAACGCGCAACTCAACGGTCGCAACAACGGCGTGTTCTATTTGCCGAACCGTGGCGACTGGGATCAGTGGCCGAAGTACATCGTCGAAGGTTTCTCCAAGGGCGGGGACACTGTCACGATCCAGGACGGCATCACCGACCGGATGGTCGAGCTACCGGAGTTCTTCGAAACCGACGGCATGGTTTTGGTTGACACCGACCCGGCGAAACGCACACTCACGGCTTCCACGGATGCGGTTGATACTTGGTATTACAAGCTGATCCGCAGCTCGGAGGTTCTTGACTACATTCTCGGCGATATCAGTAACGCCGACTCCGGTGTCCCGGTCGGCCGGCGTATGCCCGGTGGGATCGGGTTCGCGTCGCAGCTACCGAAGAAGGCTTCGACAGCAATTCGGGTGACGCATACGAACCCGAACGGGAAGATCACCGCGATCGTCCCGCAGTGGTATCGCATGGGATACGCCTAACGTGGGCGGCTTCGTTCCACGTCCGGCGCGCCCGAAGCCCCGGCAGATCGCCGACGGTAACGACGCGATCAGTAAGTGGCGGCTACTCGACGCGCGCCGGCAGCTCGTCGTCGACGCGAACCGGCAACGTCCTTTACTTAGGCTGTGGGATAAGCAGTTCTCGTATCTGGGGACGGTGTGCGCCGAGCGGACCGCCGAGTACGGGCGCATGATGGACGATTCCGCGACGATCACGATCAGTTTGGCGTGGTCGGACTGGTTAGCGGATCTTTGCGCGCATCAAACAAGGGTCGAAGAAGACCTGCATTTGACGATTGATCCGAACCCGAACGCACGGCACTGGAAAACCCGTCTCGGCTACCGGGTGACAGCGGTGCGGGCGATCAAACACGACGACGGCACGAAGAGCGTCCAGATAGAGGGCATCTCCCTGCGGGAGCACGCCAAGCACATCAGGATCGCGTCGACGCCGTTCTCGACACCGGAGTTCCAGCCCCTCAAGGCGTGGGTGTGGATGTCGCCGCTTCGCACCGGTCTGTCGTTAACGACGTTTTTGAACCTGGCCCGTAACTACTGGCCGCTGCTCGCGGTGCCGATCTCGATCATGGACCCGATCCACTGGTCGACCACCCGCGCCCGAAACATGTCGCCGTTGCATTGGCCGATCCAGGTGCAGTTCGTGAACGCGTTCACCGATTCGTCGCGCTGGCTGCCGATCGCGTCGAAGTGGGGCGACCTACATAGTGTGTCCGAACCGTTGATGGACGACGCCGGCGTCTGCCTCGTCGACTACATCTGGTTGCCCGAGGATGAGACAAGCCCGCATCCGGAGCTCGCCGAGATCGTCGGCGAAGAAGCCGCCCGACCCAGCAGGGCTTGCGTGGTGCTCGCCTTCGAGGACAAAAGCGGCGTGACGGGGCCGATCGGCGGGCCGATCACCGGGGCACTCGACTTGGTGGCAACGACGCTCGATGATCTGATCACCGAGATCCTGATTCCGCTCGACCGTGACGGCGACGGACAAACGGACCCGTTTTTTCGCAAGATCTTGGGTGTCGAACCTGAGAAGCCGTCCCTGGTGTGG